TGCATGAAAGGTATGCTGCCAGTAGACTGACTACCGTTAGCAGTTGAAACGCCATTACTTCTAACAGCACCCCAATATCCACCCAAGCCTCCACCTCCACTTGCAAGCCATATGTTCTCATCATAGTGATCAGATAGCCCACGCCTTGAATCAGGAACATAATTGAGAAAGCAGCTAATAGGTAAGCCACGTGTGGTTCCCCCGTTGCTAAGAATAGGAGTGCTAAAACCGAACCAGCCCTTGCTTGCGTAGTCATAAAGCCGCTGTGCAAGATTGTAGTCAGTATGTCCTTGATACGTTGCACCATAGACGGACGCTCTGGCGAAGGCTTCTTGTGCATGTGTCTCATCTCCCCAGAAATACCTGTCCTTCAGTGTCTCTAGTGAGAACACGTTAAGACTTTCTTCTCTGTCATAATCAATCTGGATACCTAAGTAATCCTGTACGCCTACCTTACTTGTCACTAGGGTTCTCCAACATATACTGCATTAAGCGTTCTTCATACCAACGTGCTTTACGTAGGTCTTCAATAGGCTTCTTCTTGTATCTAAAGCGCCACATGTACTTCATGGCATTACCACGCAAGTAACCAATGTACTCGTCATGTGTAAGCATCCCACGGATAGCATCAATACATTCAAGGCCACCAGTATTGTAATGCTCCGGCTTGTCAACAGGGTCGTAGCTTTGTAACATGGCTTCTTCAGAGAACCTTGGGTGGTGGTTAGGTTCGTTGTCAAGCTCATTAGTGTCTCTGTCTTTAATAGTTTTAAAACCCATCTTGTTCCACTCTTGTACTGTTATGTTGTCAATACTCATCTTGTTCTAACTCTACTTCATCTTCATCTACTTCGGCTTCAAACACCTGTAGACGGTTAATAAATTTATCTTCAAACCTATCCAGTAGCTCTTCAGAACTAATGTCCAGGGCTTCCAGTAAGTCTTCAGCGTCATAGCGTTTAAGGATACGCTCTATTATTTCATCCATTGTTAGTGACATGATCTACATACTCATCAACTGTGTAAAACTCAAAACCTTCTTTGTGGCACCACTGTCCCATCGTAATCTTAGAACCTTTCCTGACCTTCTTGTTAGGGTCTGACAGGACAAAGATTAACTTGATTGGTTTAATACTATCACGTATTGATGTATATTTCTGGGTGTCTCCTGCCCTAAAGAATCCTTTAGTCTCAATGTAGTCACCCGTCTTTTTGTCCACAAAGTCCGGCTTGTATTTCCTGTGCATCACGTATGGTACATCATATGGCTCGTACAGGTACCTCCGTTTAGGTACATTCTGTGCAAAGCGTTTCTCTAGTCCAGACCTATAGATGCTCTGCTTACGTGATCTCTTGGACTTTAGGCTCATTCACCACCTCCGTTAAGTACCGTGGCCCTGTAGAGTACAGGAATGTACGTAGGTCAGGGTAACAAGCATGTTTGAAGTGACAGTAAGAGCAGCCCATAGCCAGCTTCTTGTTACCGGACTTGCCGTCAGGAACTGTGTCATGGCACAAAGGCGGTGGTTCTTGCTGCTTTACCATCTCCTTGACATGGATGATGCGCTCCTCAATGTCATCCTTCAGCACTTCATAGACAGGAGCCTGCTCATCCTCAAGGTCATACTTCAGGTAAGTCAAGTGACCATTGGCTTTGTCCATAGCCAGCCAGCCTACCTGTGTCTCACCTTCAGACCTGGCATAGCCTTTGATCTGATCTATGTAGCCAAAGGGATCATCAAAAGCAAGTGTACGTTCCTTGAACTTCTTGAATCCATAGGAACTGGCAGACTTAACGTCAGTCACTATGCCGTCAATCTTGCAGTCCATACTACCTGAGATACCTTGGACAGTAGCTTGTGCCTGCTCATGTGTCACTGTGTGTCCTGCTAGACGTACAAACAGTAGCAGCATCTCCTCAATGAGATGTCCATACATGAACTTCACAAGGGTATGTGGCTGCATCTTCTCCTTTGGCCCTACATTATTGTAGTGATTCCATAGGAACCTATCAGTCTTGCCTATGTTAGACATGCGTAGCTTACGTGAATCAAAGTTACCACGGCTGGTAAACTCCTTACGCATAAGATCCTTACATGCTTCACCAAAGTCATCAATGATCTGTTCAGCGTCCACTGACCTATCAGGAGACTTGAACTTCACAAGATTGTATATGTCATCTATCAGGGTGTTAGTTGTTTTCATCAAAATATCCATCTAGTATTTCTTTAGCCACTGGAGCCGCTATTACAAACCACTCATTCTTGTTACCATGTGTCTTCCTTAGTAACTCATGTATCTCACTCTCTGCTCTACGCCTGTCCTTAGTGTCATAGGCCTTGACTAGCACATAGTCTCTGTATGGACTACCTGTCTGGAACTGCTTTAGTCTGTCTTCTGCGTCCACTGCCATGCCTATCTTAACCCAGCTAGGGTAGGCTGGACTGTACAAGATGTACACTTGACCTTCCTTTGCGGTTTTGTAGTTACTCAGTGACTCAAATGCTGCATCACCGAAGGACTTGTAACGTCCGGGTTTATGTAAGGGATGTTTGTTTGAGATGTACTTACCGTTTACCCACATTCTTTCTGGGTTAGATTTAGGGCCATTACGATTATTGTGTACAGTGTTAAAACAACCTCTACATATTTTAATGTTGTTTTTTATAAAAGATTTATTTTGATTATGCTCAGTTAGTTCAACTCCACACTTAATACACTCCTTAGTGTGTGTCTGCCCAACTACTTCCAACTTGGTACTCTCCTGTGAGCTTACAGTTGAGTCCCAGTTCAATTCCTGCTGCTTCCAAGCAGGAGACTGCAAGTCTTCCGTACTTGTCTGCTTGGTCTTCTCTGACTTCTGCTTGTACTTCATCATGGATGTTCCCCACAAAGTAATAGTCTAGTTTCCACATTGTAGCATATTCTTCCAGCAAACACATTGCTTTCTTCATAACAATTGCACCGGCACTTTGCAGTAAAGTATTGAGTGCAGAGTGTTCTGATCTGACATGCAACAGTCTTCCGTCTAAGCCGCTAATGGTTCCTAGCTTTGCTGCTCTAACAGTGTTTTCTTTAAGATCTGCATATGCTGTGAGATTAGACATAAATCGTTTTCTAAGTGTTTGACCAGCAGCTCTGCCTGCTGAAGCCACGCTTCCAAGTTTTTCATCTCCTGCCCCGTAGAGAAGTGCGTAGATGAAAGTCTTTGCCTGATCTCTTGATTCAAGTCCTGCAAGTTTTTGGTTAGCAGTGTGGATGTCTCCGTTAATGACTTCATTTGTGTACTCCTTGTCATCCATGTAGTGAGCCAACATACGTAGCTCAAGGCCACTAGCGTCAAAGCCCACAAGTTTGTAGCCTTCTCTGGCAACCCAACACTGTCGGCATTCCTTGCCATACGGTGAGTAGCCTGCCGGAACCTGGGCTAGGTTAGGTTTAGAGTGTGTCATACGACCAGTAACAGCACCATTAGTGTTTACATAGCCATGCACTCTGTCTGTGTCTGGGTTAGCTTCATCTACCCATGACTGCACTTGAGCAACACGCTTTTGTAACATCAGGTACTCAGCAATCAACGCTGCCTGTGGTATGTCCTTGACAGTAGATAATACTGCTTCATCTACTATTGGCTGACCTGTTGGTGTTAGCTTTTCAGGCTTCCATCCAAAGTCCTTCAGGTACTCACCTATCTGCTGTCTTGAGCCAAGGTTGAATGGCTTGAGCACCTGCCGCATGAAAGGTTCTCTATTGCCTGACTGCTCTACCTTCTGGTATTCATCGTCGGTGAGTCCCACCTTAGACAGGCTGCCGTCCTTCTTGGTCTTTGGCACTACCTGTTTAACATCAACCCACTTAGGTTTGAACACCTTGTGTACTTCATCCTCTACAACTAGCTTGCGCTCCTTCAGGGTGGCAAGTAAGTCCATAGCGTGTCTCATGTCCAGTAGCCAGCCATTGCGTATCTGCTTCTGTACAATCCACTGCGTCTCGTGCTCAAGGGCAATAGACTCCTTGCTAAAATCACGTAGCTCTAGCTTTATCTTGTTGTATGCCTTAGCTGTCACACGGACATCTTGGATACAATAAGCAACCATCTCATCGGACAGGCAAGTCCAATCACTGTGATCTCCTTTAGGGAACCCCAGGATTTCACCCCAGTTAGACAGCCTGTGACCTCCTTCACGTTGTGGATTAGCGAGACGGGAGAGCACTAACGTGTCCTCTACTCTACTTTTGTCCACTGTGATGTTCCACAGCTTCTCCAGCACTGGTATGTCAAAGCCTATCAGGTTGTGTCCCACTACGGGGAAGTCACCTTCCAGCGCCTTGGCTAGGCTATCACGGTCATAGTGTTCCTGAACCACACCATCCTGCATAGTCACTGCTAACCATATGGTGTCAGGATCAAGACCGTTAGTCTCTATGTCAAGGAACATAGGCTTATAGCTCATTTGATGCGTCCTCCTTTGGCTTACTTGTCTCTGACATTCTACCAGTAAAGTTATCATACTTCAGGTAGCAACATGCACCAGTAAGCCCAGAGTAGCGGTTCTTGAGCACACGCACTGTTGTCGTGTTACGGCGTTCAGGGTTGTCATCCTGCTGGTCACGCTCCAAACCAATCACCATGTCAGACAATTGTGCTATAGCCTGAGAACCACGCAGTTCACTTAGACTAATCTGCCCACCGTCCTCGTGTGCCTTGCCTTGGGTACGCTTCAGGTGTGACACAAGGAACAACCCTACGCCTAGCTCCTGCACCAGTGACCGTAGCTTGGTCATTATGGCATCAATGGCTTTACGCTCATCACCGTTGTCCTGTGCTGACACAACGATGGACAGGTGATCTAGGATGATCCACTTGCAGTCCAGCGCCTTAGCCATGTATCTGACCCTAGCCAACAGGTTGTCCTCGCTGGTGCTGCCCCAGTGGTCAAACAGGTAGAACCTGCCGGTGCCTAGGGTGTCCTCCCAGTAAGGAAACGCTAACTCAGGGTCAAGGTCTTCCTCAAGGTGCAATGGACAGTCTGCCTCTACTGACATGATGCCCAGTGCAGTCCGAGCAACATCTTCTTCCAATGCTAGGATTCCAATGTTGTCCTCCGTTGCCCTTAACAGGTAGTGCTCTAACTCCCTGACCATTTGAGATTTACCCATGCCTGACCCTGACGTGATCGTCACTAGCTCATATGGTCTAAATCCTTTGGTGTAGGTGTTGAGTCCCTGCCAAGGATACGGTATTGACTTTACCTTGATCTTGTTGGTT